ACCATGCTTTATATCCATCTGGCCATATAACAGCAGGGCCATCTTCACGATGGAGTTGTCCATTCAGATACCATGCGTTGAATCCATTTGACCGTATAATTGCCGGACCTTGTTCACGATGGAGTTTTCCATTTAAGAACCATTCTTTAGTTCCATCTGGCCATATAACAGCAGGACCATGTTCACGATGGAGTTGTCCATTCAGATACCATTCTTCATATCCATCTGGTGAAATAACAGCGGGGCCATCTTCACGATGCCGTTCTCCATTCAGATACCAATATTTAGATCCACCTGGTGAAATAACAGCCGGGGCTTGTTCTCGATGGAGTTGTCCATTCAGATACCATGCGTTGAATCCATCTGAGTCTATAATTGCCGGACCATCTTCATTATGGCGTTCTCCATCTTTCCACCATTCTTTAGATCCACCTGGTGAAATAACAGCCGGGGCTTGTTCACGATGCCGTTCTCCATTCAGATACCATTCTTTAGTTCCATCTTTAAGTTCAGTCATTGTTGATTCATCGGTCATATGTTGCGACTTTCTTATTCTTCCGTTTAGATCAGTTGGTAGTCTCTTTGCTTAACTTCGATCTTCTTCACACCGTCTGATGTGAGAACTCGCAGAAAGCCAACGTTCAATGGAAGGCCAAACTTTTCGTGATTCAAGATCGCTTCGGGCGTTGGTTTGAATTCCTGTACTAAATCAAACTCACCTTTCATAAAAAGTGAACCGGCAAAACCATGGTTGATTCGCACCCGACCAATTACTTCGCCATATTCTTCTTCTTCAGCTTCAGGAAAGTTGAGCAATTCGTCTGCATAGTTCACGAAATGATTCCGCAAAAAACGATAAATCGTCTGCCATTTCGCTCCATGATCGTCAGGGTTTTTGTTTAAATGACCCCAACGCGTGAACTCTGGGTTTATCGTCACTCCGTAGATTGGAGCACTAAACTCAATCACATGAGCAACTTCATGACAAATAGTGGTCAGAACGTATTCTTCCCAAGACAGACAATGGCGATGGCCAATTTCTTCGTCAGTAGCAACATGATCATATTCGTTTCGAAGGCTCCAATTTCCACACATGACTCGATTGAAGTTCAAAGACATGTAAGGTTTTAATTCATCGCTCCTAGCACCGTGCTGGGTCCGGCCGCCACAAGAACGTCCGCCATCTAATCTCGGAACCATCTTAATTTCCAAGATCATCTGCAAGCTTTCATCAAACCCGTACTCTGCTTTCGCAAACCCAAATACTTCGTCTGATACAAATTTAGCATATTGACGGATTCTTTGTTCTGTCGGCTGCATGACGTACTCCTTAATGTCTTTATATAATAACATAGCTATACCAGAAGTCAAGTAAAAAAACTTATTGACAAATAGAATTTTTCATGTTTTATATGATTAATAGTGCGGTTAGCTTAGTGGTTAAAGCGCCGGTCTCTAAAACGAGAAAACAGTTCACTTGGTCCTATCGTGCACCTGGAATGGACGGGGTAAAGAAGAAGACCAAGATAGGTCCAAACTCTTCTTACGTTTGCTGGGATTTTAAAGAATGGGATGAACTGGAAAGATTTCGGTCTCACGCAACCGGACTTCTTCGTGAACGACATGAAGCTCGGCTGGTTTCTATTCATCTAAAACAACAGAGACTAATGGAAGCGGCGTAAGCTTCCTTTCCCGGTGTAGCTCAATGGTAGAGCGGCGTATGAGGTTCCGGAGCCAATAAGACGCGACGTAGCGAAGGTAGGCCACCTAAGGTTCGATTCCCGTCACCGGGACTTCTGAAAAAGGATTGAGTTAAGTGATAAATACCATTGAAAGAGGAGTATCCAATGGCATTTAATATTTACTCAAAAAACCAAAATTCTGATTATCGTTTTTTCGATCGAGTAGTCAAGGAACAATTTTCTGTTGGTGGGACCATAGTATTTGTCCACAAATATTTGGGTCCTGGTGAAAATTATAACGAATCTATTCTGGAACCTGGCTACCTCGATGGTTCTTCAGAAACTGACATCGGTGATTACCTATTTTTGCAAAATAAAAATAGACGCTATTCTGCCGATGTTTATGAACTATGGGGTCATTATCCTATCCAAGACACCAGTTTTGATCTCATGCAGTTCGGACTGGCTTTATCCGGATCAGACACTACCTACGTCACCTTCCATTATAACGAAATGGTTACTCGCATGGGCAGGAAGCTCATGGCTGGCGATGTTCTCGAGTTTGCTCATATGAGGGACTTTGATCTTCTCGATCCTGACTCTGCTGCAATCAATAGATTTTATGTCGTGCAGGATGGTGATCGTCCTGCAGAAGGTTTCAGTCCAACATGGCGTCCTCACATCTGGCGAGTAAGAGGAACACCGTTAACCGATAGCCCAGAGTTCAAAGGGATCATCGACAAAATCGACCAGACTGTTTCGGGGCCTGGTCTTGGTCCGGCTGGAACAGATCAAACTTATGGTGACATTCTATCGGTCAGAGACAAAGAGCTCTTTGTAATGGATCAAATCTTAGAGCAGGCTACATCCGAGGTTCCATTATATCAGATGGATCAACACCATCTTTGGATCGACATTAATGAAGAAGGGAAAATCGTTCTTTATGATGAAAGAAAAGTTGGGACAATCTCAGGCGATGGTGCGCCACCGAACCTCAATCAAGACGACGTTTCTTCAGGTAGTCTGTTCCCATCTACTCCTTCGAATAAAGATTTTTTCCTACGCATCGACTACGATCCACCAAGGCTTTTTCAATATGATTCAGTTACAGGAGCTTGGAGATATCATGAGACTGATTTCAGAAGGGCATGGTCACCTGCTGGGGAACTACATACAGATTTAGTGAACAACGGCGCGACCTTTGTTGCTGCAGATAAAGAAACCTATAAATCAAGGCTGGGCTTGACCGAAGTCCTAAAGGCACGAGAAGATTTAGGCAAAGATATCGATGAGGACAATTAAGAATGGCTAATTTAGATTATTTTTACGATGGTTCCTTTAGACGCGTCATCATGCACTTCGGACGCTTGTTCTTGGGATTTCAGGTTTCGAATGGTCTGGACCAAGATGGAAATGAAGATCTTCAACGAGTCCCTTGTCGATATGCTTCAACGGATCGACAAGTTCTACAGATTCTACGAAATAACTCCGAGAACGCGATTTTGTCAGCTCCATTTATGTCTTATCATATTACCAATATTGACATCGCCAGAGATAGAACCAGAAATTCATCAAGCGTACATGAAGTTGCACTAGCTGAACGAGAATTTATTGACGGACAAGGATATAATAGCGATATCGGAAATACCTATCAAATCACTCGCATGAATCCAGTTCCTTTAGATTTTGAATTTAATCTTGATATATGGACAACCGTAATAGAACATAAGCACCAACTTTTGTATCAAATACGCACTATCTTTAATCCTTCTCTTTCAATGCAGATTTCGACTGCACCTTTGGATTGGACCGCATTACAAGAAGTTGAATTGACTAACGTTAATTTCAGTTCTAAATCGATGCCAGTCGGAACAGATGACGCATTGGACATTATGACCTTAACGTTTAAGGTTCAATCTTGGCTTTCTGCGCCAGCCAAGGTAGAGAGGACGAAATTGATCAGCACTATCTTCACCAATATAGGTGAGGGGTCAGATGATGAAGATATTTTTGGATGGACTCTTGATGATATTAACCGTTCAGTATATACACCGAATAATTATTATATCCGAATTTCAGAGGATTACAGCCAGATTACATTATTGGATCCTTGGGGTAATCCCACTACCGTTAATTGGGCGAAGGTTTTTGATGATTATGGAAAATATGAAGCAGGAATAACTCAGATCCGGTTACGATCTTTAGTGGAAGATGAGTCCGATGATTCAATTGACATCGTCGGAACCGTTAGTATCAACGGGATCGAAGACACTATCTTGGATTGGACTATCGACGTTGATACTCTTCCATCTACAACATTGACAGCTGTCGACGGCGTGATTGATCCCCGATCTTCGTATCCAGGATCAGGTCTAGCTTCGGCAGTTTCGGGCCAAAGATATCTCCTGCTTGATGACATTGGTGCAGATGGCGCATCCACTGTCGCATGGGGAAGCTTAGTAGCGGGAAATAATGATATCATCGAGTACGATGGAGCAGATTGGATTGTTTCTTTTGATAGTTCAGCTAATTCTACTAGTCAATTCGTCGGGACGATCTCAGGAGACAAAAGATACCAATGGACATCAGAGTTCGGGTTTATTGATCCTATCGCAGGCACCTGGCGGAATGGTTGGTGGAGATTAGCCATTCTAGACTAAATAGAGTTGAATTTAGGAGAATAAAATGGCAGATTCAAAACTTTCAGCCTTAACCGCCGCAACAATAGCAAATGGAACAGATGAGATCTATTTAAACGAAGCTGGAGTTTCGAAGAAGATCACCGTCATTGATTTCTTTGGGAATCTCACTGATCCGATTGTGACTTCTTCGACTATTTCATCTGTTGGAGCGGCTTTTACTGGAAATGTTTCTTTGAGTTTCAACGAACTCCAGCAGCCTCTTCTTTTGAATTATGCAGAAAAAATTAATAATATTGGCACCATTAATGGTGACGGGGCAACCACCGAAACCATTGACGTCGATCAAGGACAATTAATTACTGCGACGATTGCAACTGGTGGAGTTCCATTGGCATTTTCTGTTCCTCCAACAAGTGAATCGTTTAGTTTCACGTTAATTCTAACCAATGGTGGATCACAGACAGTCACGTGGCCCGCATCTGTAATCTGGAATGCAGGTACTGCACCAACATTAACAGTAGCAGGGATTGATGTCTTGACATTCTTCACATTCGACACTGGTACTACTTGGTATGGGTTTATTTCTGGACAGGATATGACTTGATGATCAGAAATAATCTATCACTTGCTGCTTCAGGATCAATCTAATTTTATCAAGTTCCGGAGCAATTTCCAATCAATCCTTAAATTTTGGAGATAAAACTCTTTCGGGAACTGGAAATATAATTCTTCGTATTCTTGAAACTTCGGGTGGTTCTGTACAACATCAGACAAATATTGCGATTCCAAGCGTAGGTCAAAAAGTTACCGTAGATTTCTCAGTCGGAGGAAGTGTAACTGCTGTATCATTCAACGTTTTTCTTACGAGTGCTTCTGCGGAAGTTTCGATTGATAATGCTCAATTATATGCAACATAATGCTTTCGTCAATCCTTCAAGGCTTCTAGTTGGATTTTTTCATGACAAGGAACCAAATTCCATTTCGATGATTTAATCAATTTAATTGAAATTAGATGTTCTTTCGACAATGACGAATCAGGTTTTAATTGAAGACCAGTGTATAAACAGATCTGAGACTTTTGAAAATCGAATATCTTTTCTTGATTGATGTAGAATGTTTCATCTAATCATCTTCTGGAGAATAGCGAACGGGCTTTCTTTTTTGGCTTCTGGAATATCAGCTTCTGCAAGATGCTCCCGCCATGACATGTTTCTTACTCGTTCTTGCTCAGAATCATAATCGATCTCATTTTGAAGCATTGCGTCGAGTGAATCCATATCAGCCTGATAGTCTTCAATAGACCAACCTTCAGTACAAACTCCGGTTGGTCGAACTCCAGTTATTGATTTATATGAATCATACCAAGAACGTGCAATGGCGTCGAGTTTGAAATCAGCAATCGTTTTGATACCCTGTTCTGCGAGTTTTGTAAAATAGCTTTCATCTGTTGGAATGACGGAACAAAAGCGATTCTTGGGGTCTTCGTCAACCCATTCTTGATTTTTGAGATTTTCTTATTCTATGAAAAAACAAAGTTCATCAGTTATCGTATTCATACCTAAGTCCCTTCTCAATGTGTAAATATATTATAACACACCACCAAAGAAAGTCAAGTGATTAATGCTTTTATTGTTAGAAATTCTTCTCGATTACCTGATTCCCAAGCTTTTTTCAACGAGGGATCCTCTTCACCCATTTCAGTTGAATAAATGAGTTCATCGTGTTCATACCATGCTTTATATCCATCTGGCCATATAACAG